CTGCAATCGTGTCGGTTGCGCGTCCGAGGTGTCGCCGTGGACCTGTTCTTGCATCCTGCGCTGTGCCCAAAAAAGCCGCTTAATGGCATCGCCAGATCCAAAATCGTAGAACTCGCGAGCAATTCGGCGTTCACCACCGCCCAGCGTTGAAAAGCGTTCACTTGCGGTTTGGCTGTTCGGCAACGGATGATTTGCGCACCCGGCAACCGCAACCACAACGATGAGCAATGTCGCTTTCATCGTTCCATCCCTTGATTCGGCGTCGCCGGTTTGCGTTGCGTAAACTGCCAACTACTGGCATTCAAAAAAAGCTTTGAGCGCGGTTTACCAGTCTCTTTGTCTTGCCATTGCTCCTGGCGCAACGCTCCCTCGACAAAAATCTCTTGACCTTTAGCTGCAAGCCTAGCCAGGTTCTCGGCACTCTGGCCCCAGACACGAACATCCAAAAATGTCGTTACTTGCTTCTTTTCTTGACCTGGCATCGTCTCATTTACGCCTACGGCAACAGTCGTCACCGGCACGCCCTTAGGCGTAAACTGCACCTCGGGCTTTGTTACAAGGTTGCCTACCACTTTGACATCGTTAACGTTCATCTAATTAGTCCTTCATGCCGCGTCCATCCTGACTATTTTATTTAACTCCTGTTTTTTCCGCTCAAAATCATCGCCGGAAGAACTGGTAATATCCTCGACTAGTTGGCTTATGTAATTGCGCCCGACCGTATATCGAGGCTCCTCGTTACCGAGCTGCACATACACAAAGCCGGCATACGCTTCGTCCCGATTTGTGAACTCATTCGGTTTCGGGAACCGCGTGATGTGATCTTTGATCACTTCCGGCAAAGGACGTGCCAAAAATTCGCTTAATGCCTCCAAGTCTTGTCTGTTATGATTACGCAACAGCAACATGGCCGATGAATTCGAAACGATCGCCTTGGCTACTTTCGGGCTCGCTTCCAAAAGCGTTAAATAGTTCTGGAATACGGCAACCATCTGCGCATTATATTTGCGCATCTTCTGCCAGTAATCGACAATGATCTCCTCGGCGTTTGGAATTTTAAGGAAGGACACCATTTCCTCGATCACCACTTGTTTGCGCAATCCGCGCGGCATTCCCTGGATATGGTTACGCACCTCATTAGTGATCAAAAAGCCGACCACAGCGCGGAGCTCGGATTCGCTCTCACCCATCTCACCAAGCTCGAAGTGAACGACTTTGAGCGGATCGGATTCCGAGATATCCGTACTACCGAGATCAACGTTGCTCGCGCCATCAACGATCGGACCATAAATCTCGTCCCTAAGCCACGGCCGCAACAGACTGGCAAGCGTCGCGCACAAATCTTGGTGTGGCCCTTTTTGGGTTGCCTCCGCGTGCAACTCATCCTGCAGATCAAACATGGTAGGGAACATATCCGGCGTCCATTGCGCAAACGAATTGTCCATCACTAGATCTTCGCCTTCCTGTTCTTCACCATACTTAACGCACAGATCATAGTGCGCTTGCGGATTATTCTTGCGCCACCGCCTGAATGCCGACCGATAAACATCAGAAATCGTCTCCGCGATCACCGCGTGCCTAAGCTTGTCCTTGTCGCCATCTGCGTGTTGGCCCACGAGCAAATGCACGAGCGCCGTTGCGCTCGCCAAGTGCTCATTCGATAGGGGTTGACGCCTAGTATCGAACACGTTGAATGTTTGGTCGCCGTTCGAGCGCACGATGATAGGCTGGCGCGTTGGGTCGAGCTTTTGACAAGTCGTCATCCAGCTAAGCCCATCATCGATCACGACGATAAACTTGAATTGTGGCGCCGTCTGTAGCACCAACGTTTGCAAGAGCACACTCTTACCAGCCCCGGTTGTCGCCGCGACAAGCATGTGGAGCGGCTGCGCCCCGATGAAACAACGGCCACCTATAAGGTTGTTGAGGTGTCCGTCAGTGATCCAAGTTGCATCTTCGAGATCTGCTCGAGGCGTCGACCCAGCCGCTAACCACATGTTTGCAAGGTTGAGGTCATCTATCTTGTGATAAAAATCACGATATCTAACCCACGGACCGAAGCCCATGGCTGCACAGTTAAAAAACGCAATAACCGAAGTCGGAACCAAAGGTTGATACGTTTCGCATCCACTTTTCCCGATCGCCGCGCGAATCGCTTCCATTTTTCCATCGAGACCATCCCTCGTCCGATCATGCGCAATTACAATAATTTGCGCCATAAAAGGAACGGTTTGATTGCTCAGCAGGCGGCGCATACGATCTCTATGCTTATCTAATCCTACTTCCGACTGAAGATTTGGAGACTTTGGATCTATATTACTGACGAGTTTCGAGAAACGTTCCTCCTCATACCTTATCTCATTATCGATTGGTAGAGGTTGCATGTTCACGATCACACGCAGCCCTGGAATAGTCAGTGATGAGAACACCTCCATCGTCTTCATCCACGTCGATCGAGGCATCGTCTTAAAGACCATTACGCCGACAACTTGGCCATCCAAATAAAAGCCGCACTCAGGCGCCATCCGCGGTGCAATGTCACTAAAGCGACAAAGATCTGACACTGGACGTAACCAATCCAAATCGCCGCACCGTGGGTAACGTGATTGCCCCGGAGACCAGAACTTTAAAAGCTCATCGTAGTGCCCGATATTGTCCAGCGCTTTAACGCTGCCACCGTAACTACTTAGAAGAAGATTCCAGAACAATGAGCGCTGTTCAAATGATCGTGATACAACCTTAGAAACCTGGTCAAATCCGCGGACCGTTCTCCCATCCTCCTTCGCAAAACCTGGAAGCTTACTGGAAACCCAAAGTCGCGTTTCGCCTTGAATCAACGTCTCGGTAGCCATCCGTTGCCTGAACCGCTGGACTAACTCGGCACGAACGTCGCTGCAAATCGCAATCAGTGACTTAACTGTCTCCGATTCGTAGCGGTTTAGTGGCTCGCTAAAATCACTCGATGTAAAGTATATTAACTGAAGTTGTTCATCAGCCCTAAGGCTCCCGAGCATCAGTCGGATATCAGTTTCAAGAGAAGTATAAACATCATCGTCGCTAGCGCTTAAATCTGGAAACTGGACTTCATATCCCCTTGATAAAATTCCACCTTTTCCTAAATCGCCCCATATAAGGTGGTCTTGGAAAAAATAACCGTCTGGAATAATTAAACTCATGACAGTAAATTAAGCAAAACGAGCGAATTCTCCAAAGTGCCTTTCAGCAGCAGCGCAGTAGGCAGCATGAGCTAATTCGGCCGCAGGGAACGAACCTAGATAAATCGGACACCCATTAACTTGGATATCCGCCCGAAAAGGATTAAGTCTATCACGCCAAGTCACCCCTTTAGGAAGACACGAAGCTTTAGACCATATGGCATTCCTGGCGTTCTCCGTAGTTGTCGCCGTACGAAGATTATCTGGCCTATCGTCTATCTTGATTCTGTTTCTGTGATCCAGTTGTTTCGCTGCTATTCCTGTATAAAACAGAAAGACTAGGTGGCTGCGCTGATACAGTTTTGTTCCTATTTTAATTCTCCAATAACCCCTACTTAAACAGCCTGCAACATCACCTATTTTTGGTCCGCCGCGGCTTCCGGGCCGTACATTCCAATACATAACCCCTGTTTCAGGATCTAAATTAAACAATTCCTTTAAACGTTCCTGTGTTATCATCTTCGGCACATCAGGCTACATTTTTCAAAACTGACGTCTTTTGTTCAACTTGTTCAGTCGCATCCTTCTGGCCGGCCTTATCTAAAATTTCGGCAGCTTTGAGCAACGCCTTGATTTCCTGCTCAAGATTCGCGGCCTCGTGGCGCAACTCCGCCGCCATTATTTGCGATCTAGATTGTGTAATTGGTTTTGATTTCATAATTCTTTCGGGTGCGTTGGTTTGCGATCTCTAACCCACAGCTCCGGTGGCCGTTCTAGAGCGCCGGCCAGATACATCCGAGTACGGAAACGCCATAACAAAAACAGAAGTTGATCGCCGGCGTAACTCGGCGGCTTGCCGTTCACGAACAAGTGGATGATCAAAGTAATTCCGGCCAACGGCAAAAGGCTAACGCCGATATTCACCGGCCAATCGACATCAATCGATGCGAGAATTCGAAAGAGCGCGACGAACACGCCAACGCCGATGACAAGAAACACAATGGCGCGCCCTTGGAAAATCCAAATACCTGGACGACCTTCGCGCGAATTGTCGTTGGCGTGCATCTCCAGCGACATTAGTTGACGCCGCCCAACGTGATGTTGACGTTCGCCCCTCCAGCAGTAAAGAACGCAGTAGCAATCAACCACGCCATCCCGCCAATCGCAGCGATCACAAGCGAAGTCTTTACACCGGCCAAATGGCGTTCGCTTAACGCACTCACCGCAGCACTGATAAGGCCTCCAAACACGGCGATCAGACCAATGCCTTGAATAATCCCGCCCGCAGCACCTAACGCTTGGCCGAGCCCAGCCGCCATGAATAAGGTAAATTCGTAGTTCATCTCTCAAATCCCGGTAAAATTTTGTGTTGAAACGCCGGCACGCGATACCGATCGCCGAGGTATTGCTCCGACAATTTAGCGATCAGCTTTTGCATCGATGTTTTGGAGGTCATCGCGATGATTAGGTCGCGTTCCTCCGGTGTCCGGGCAAGTTTCGTGACCTGATAAATAGTTGGCTCCATAACGTTTCCTCTTACGGTGCGGCCGGAACAATCACGTCCTCGGTTCGCACAACAATCACAAGCCCGTTCTCTTTACTTTTGCGCACTAAAAACTGTTTTCCAGACTTTTTGGAAAATCCAGATGCGGCCGCACGCAGCCGATTGAAATCGCCCTCGACTTTCAACCCTTTTCCAGTTTCCAGCGCGGCTAACGCCTGCACGAACGCGTTGCGATAGGTTGCCTGGCTCACAGCAACGTTAACCTCGTCATCGCTGGCGTTCTCGATCGATGTAAACGCTGGCGCGGTGTTACGCGATTTAAACGGTTTCTTTACAACAGCTTTCTTTGGATCTGGTTCTTTCATTGTTTTCCTGATTCGATTCGACATGAGAATTATTCCATAAGAAACGTTTACGCAAGCACAAAAGATTGAATTTATTTTATTCTGTGGGAAAACTTGCAACGTGACTCTAAAGTTTTCTACGCTCGCCCCGATGCCCCCACAAGACGAGGTTGATCAGTTTATGCAAAAACTGTTGCGTTGGTGCAAGGAAGAACGGGGGAGGGCGCGAGAAATCGCGCAAGAGATTGGTGTCGCTGAACAAGTCGTCTCAAACTGGATACATCGGCGCAAGACGCCCGAGCTCTACCACTGGCTATCGCTGCAGAAGTTCGCGCGAAAACACCGAATCAAATGATGCAAAAGCTTTATGGCGATGTTATCGGCAAAAGTGGTTGGCCGCCAACACCGAAAAAGAAGCGGAATACTCCATCCCGCGCTAAGAAGCGCGCCCTTCCTGCAAGGAAGGGTTAGAAGGTTACGGTAGGCTAAATATTGGCTATTCACCTGTTCACCCTCAAGGTGAAGTCTCGGGATCTGGGCATCCACGCCATCCAGAGTACCGAAACGCTGCGTTCCAAGAAATTATTTGAACATAATTTGAAATAGTTGTTGATTTAAATCAAATTGTAACGTAGCTTAGAGACATGACAAACTTCTTTTCTCCCGCTCCTTACTCGGTTGTTGAATTCGTTTCCGGTTCCGCGATTCTCCGCGTATTTAACGAACAGAACGGCAAATTTATTGCCTACACTGTTCAGTTGGGCGGCAAGTCGTTCCAAACATTGAAAGCCGCGCGGACCTACGCTCGCAGCCTTCGCTAAAGCTCGAAACGCCTACGGGCGTCTGTGCGTTAACGCGCACACTGAAGAGAGCAAACTTATGACTTACAATAAACGATGTAACTGGTTAGATGACATGCGCGAGCGCAAAGCTAAACAAAAAACACAAATGACTTACGATACTTGGAAGACAACCGATCCGCAGGATGAAGAACTAGGGCCCGAACCCGAACAAACATCCCCCATTTCATGGAACCCGTTTGACGAGCATCCGGAGCAATTGGAAGCGTGGCTAAAAAGAAATGAAACCGCCCAAAGCTGAAAAGGAAAATATGAAAGAAATAATTCTTCACTTGAACAAAAAATTAGTAATGATCCGCGGGGAAAATGTATTAGGGGATAATCCAAAAAGATATTACGTACATGTAGATGGAACGATGTTCCCAAAAGTCTTCGCCACCTATCATGCAGCAAGGCTTTTTGCAGGAAAAATGGCAAAAACCTTTAGGTCGACATGGAAGGGCCACGCGGGGGTTAAATGAAGCCGCCCAGAACTGAAAAGGAAAAGATGGACAAATACAATTACCGAAGTGTGCTTCTCCAAGATGATCTTGAAACTATTGTTTTATCCATGGAACGAGAGGAACGGGCTATAGTCGAAGCCCTTAATTCTGGAAGGATATTTAAAGATGACCAGGATAAAGCGTTTAGAGCCCGTTGCTACACGCTGCAGGAATTACTAGGGCGTCTGACCGGAGATAAGATCCAATGAAGCCTCCCAAAGCCGCTAAATCGCGCTCCCTGACATGGAAACGCGGGTCACAAACATGCTTCTGCAACTGGTGCCGACATACGGCGGGACCAATAAGAAAGACAAAATGAAACCGCCCAAAGCCGTTAGCGACACTCGCGGCGGTGCACGTAAAGGTGCTGGCCGGAAACCAACCGGCCAGACGCGGGCTAGGCGCATGGTGTGTTTAACCCCGGAAGCCGATCGCTACTTCCAAATGATCCCTCGCGGCAAGCGATCGTCGGTGGTTAGTAACGCGCTAGTGAATTTCCTTGGCCGTTCCCAGTAATCACTTCTGACTCGATCTCCCTGGTAAGCGACGCCATGCGCGCGAGCTCGCTCTCCGTTACCATATGGACGTGGTGTTCCACGCTGCCTGAGTGTTCGATCTGAATCGGTTGTTCGGCCCCGGTTACCCTAGCAATCACGCGAATAATATCCACCCGCGTATTGGCGTACGGATGCGTGGGTTGGCCACTTGTGCGGGCCGCAGCCATATCCTTCATCACTTCGGCATACGTGCGACCGAGCTCAAGAAGAATCGCTTGACGGTAGGAAACGGTGGATCGCTCGGATTCATTGATTAGTTGATCCAAGCGATGCTTGAGATCGCGCCGAACCGTCTTCTCATTGACACCAAGGCGCTCGGCCATCTCCTGGCGCGAAAGCCCGAGGAAAATGAAACGCTCAAGCTGCAGGATGCGCCGGGACCGTTCTACTCGCTCAAGTTTGTGAGCCCCTGGCATCCTGAATCTCCTCGAAGGTTCTGCCATCGCCAGACAATCGCACTGCGTGGCCGGTAAACATTTGCCAGCGGCGGACGGCCATATCGACATAGAGCGGCTCAATCTCGCAGCCGTAGGCCACACGGTGCGTTGACTCGGCGGCAATTAGCGTGGTGCCAGAGCCCATGAACGGATCGTAAACAGCGTCACTAGGAACCGTGTGGTTCACGATTGGGCGCCGCATACATTCGATAGGCTTTTGGCATCCATGATCACTAACAAAATCTTCCCCAGAATGCGCTTTCACCATATTTATGTGCATCACTGATGATTCATAAGCGTTACCGTGCCAATTGGCGATTTTTCCTTTAAGCACGGCATAACAACACGGTTCATGCTGGTAGCTATAGTGTCCTTGCGAAAGCGCAGCGTGCTCCTTAACCCAAATTAAAGTCGCTCGAATTTGGTAGCCTATCCGTTCAATCCCAGCCATCACTTTCATGGAAAGAGCTCCAGGCGCGTGCCAAATATAAATAACGTCAGCACTAACGATTTTAAAAGCTTCTGACCAATCAGCTATTTCATCGCCTTTAATCTCATCGCCTTGACGATTCATGTATTGATCGCGTTTTACACCAAATGGTAAATCCTCGCGCCAACTTGGATCATATCGCACGCCATACGGAGGATCACTTACTAAAACAAGTGGTTTCACGCCATTCAATACCGCAGACACAACCACCCCATCCGTACAATCCCCGCAAATCAGCCGGTGCCCGTCCATCTCCCAGACATCGCCCAGCCGCGACACCGCGATTTCCTGAATAGCCGGCGTATCGTCCTCACCAGCTTGCGGGTCGCTGAACCCGAGAAAGTCGCCGATCTCTTCCGGATCAAACCCGGTAAGCGCCAGATCAAAGTCCTGGTCAGTGTGTAAATCGGCCATCACGCTGGCCAGCAGTTCATCGTCCCAGTCCGAATCCAGCGTCAGCCGGTTATCGGCGATTCGATAAGCTTTCACAAGCGCCGGCGTCAGGTGCTTAAGCCGGATACACGGCACCAACTCAATCCCGAGCTTTTGCGCGGCCAATAACCGACCGTGGCCAGCGATCACCTCGAGTCCATCAGTAACCAGGATTGGCGTGGTCCACCCGTACACCTGGATCGATTGCATGAGCTTGGCAACATTGGGTTCCGGATGAAGCCGCGGATTGGTAACACACGGAACCAGTTGAGCGATTGGGACTTGCTCTAGAAAGGTCGTTTGGACAACTGTGGACACTAAAGAGGCGATTTAACGCAAAGCGCCGTAAAACGCAACAATGTTTCGCGTGAAACAGTTTAACACATTGATAAGGTGTTACGCTGAAAACGCGCGATTGATCTCCATATCCGCAGGCGCGAGATGGGCGTAATGGCGCTCTACGGTCTCGTAATCATCACCGAGCCAATGAGCAATTTTCAGTAGCGACGTGCCTGCTGTGGCGTGCAAACTGGCGAATGTGCGCCGGCAATCATGGAAGCACATGTGGACGTTTTTGCGGGCTACGTAATTCTCGAAACGGCGACCGAAATCGAACCGGTAGCGGGACCTTCCGCCCGGCTTCTTCCCTGGCGCGATCATCCAAGGGACACGGAGACCGTACACGCGAAGGAACGCGAGGAAATCATCGGTGATTGGAATGGTGCGATCCTCGTGATCTTTGGTGTCCCAGTCCTCGGAACGGGTAACGTGGAGGAGTGCCTCGGGCAGGCTAAACCATTCTGGGCGTGACATCACGACCTCGTTAAAGCGGAGACCGGCGTGAAATCCACAGAAGAGGCAATACTTGAGTTCCTGGTCCTGGCACTCGCCGATCAGCATTTTAACGGTGGCGCAAGAGACGAAGACTTTCCGAAACGGTTTGCGGTGACGGGGGAGAAAGACGCCAACGGCCGGGTTGTTGCCGGTAACAAGTTTTTCGGCGATCAGCCAGTCAAAGAACTTGCGGATCGAGAAGAGATACGCGGCGACGGTAGACACCTTGACGGATTCCCGTTTGTGATCGGCCCAAGTTTGGAGAGATTCGGTTGAAACAACGTCTAGAGATACAAAATCGCGGGACCAAGCATTGAGGACTGTGGCTAGGTCACGGAAATAGTTGGGCGAGAGCCGTTGGCATTTAAAATCCAAGTACCGATCCAGTGCTTGCATAACGCTATAGATGCTATTGTTCTTATCGTTTTTGCGACAAGCATAAAAACCATTAAAAACGCTTAAATGGGGTTCAAGAGATCGCCGGTTCAAATCCGGCCGGCCCGATCAAACCATTTATTTTCTCCATGTCAAACGCACCACCAGAGGCTTAGCTTACGATTTTCAATTGAGCGATCGGTCGCCGTCGTTGAGGAATTTCTCGATAATCATTTGTAACGTCACCGAAACACTCCTGCGATCGCGGTTGGCAATCGCCTCGATTTGTTTTTTTGTGGGCAGATCTACATAAGCCGAGAGCTGCGCCAGTGTTCGTCTGCGTGCCATACATTATGGTAATGGGCCACATATCGGCGAAAACTTTCTCATAATCAAGAATAATGTTTTACGCTTTTCTTTACGCGAGTTTTGATTGGTATTTCCGGGTGCAGGCCATTTCCGCGTTTCAGGCGCCGATAATGCGGCTGGCATAACCCGGAGCGACCCTCAGCGACGCGCAAACAGGTTTGGACGGAGCATTTTTTCCAGCGGCTCATGAGCTTCTTAAAACCTCGCTTAACGGCAAGGCCCGATCGCTCCTTTTAGTATGCTGTTACATGCATACTACTAAAGGAGTGCGTTTTTAGGCCATTTTTTTTGCGTAAGTACCTTTATATTAGACACTTGCGCTAGTAAAAAACTTACTTAACCAACCCTCATAATCAAACGAATCTTCGTCTTCACATTTTGTAACTCCTTGATTCTTAGCCACTTGATGAGATTGCTCTACCAAACGAGCTTTTATAAGTCGTTGATAATCAGTAAATAAATATTTGCGCTTTTTTTTCTTAATCCACCCTTCATTTTCAGCGCGAGTCGCCAACTGACTTACGCGCCCTCCTGTCACGTTCATTGCGGCCGCGATCTCTGAGCAAGTATTCATTCCATCCCTTACTAAGGCTTTAAAGATGTCGATCGGCCTGAGTCCCGTATCTGTTCGATAAGGAAGTATTTTTGGTACAATTCGCGCTCCGCAATAGGCGCACTTTAACTGGTCATCTGAATTCATTTTAAGCTCGTTTTTGCTTTGTTTACTCATTCTTTCCTCTGTCGTTTACCAACTATTTAGTTTTCCATTTAGTTTGTGATCACGTACTTTCGCGACTTTTTAGCCAGCCACCCTTCTTTCTCGCCCTGCGTAGCCAACTGACTGACGTACCCAGCCGAAACGTTCATCTCGTCGGCCAACATTGTGCAGGTATCGAGCCCGTTCTCTATCAGGCGTTTAAAGATCTCGATTGAGGACGCTTCTTTGACTTCAACAAGGGTTTCCCCGTTATCGCCTGGCGAATAGATCCATTCGTAAGTCCGCGGCTGGCGCATCGCGTTGCGCCATTTCGTGAACCGGCTGATAAAATGGGCGCCTTTCTGGTCACTGGCGTCGTTTGGCTCGTCAAGGCGCAAGATCCAACTGGCCGGATCCTCGCGCTTGGAAACCCCGCGCATCTCGTTATTACGGCCGGCGTGATGAATGAAAATGACCGTGATTCGTTCCCGACGAAGCCGCAATAGCCACGGTTGGATGAGCTCCCAATCGATCGTCTTGTTTTCGTCGATGCCGCTGGCCAAGGTTGAAAGGTTATCCATGCAGAGCATCTCGAACCCTTTGACACGGCACATGGTAATGGTTGCCTCCTGAAACTCAGGGTCAGCGAGATTCATGACTTTTCCGGTGCGTTCGAAAAGAATCTCGTGATTGATGTACGCTAAAGCGTCCGTTGGTGCTCCAAGCGCGTAATCGCGCCGTTTGATCTCAGCCGCTGGCATCTCGCCATCCAGGTACAATACCTTCAATTGCTTGTGGATGGGCCAGGGACCTACTTTCTGCTTCACGGCAACGCCGTGTGCGAGGTGCATCGCCAGCCATGTCTTGCCCAATCCGCGGGCCGCGAAGATGTACCCGAGATCGGCGGCGCAACACCAGTCGTCTATCACTGGAATACGCGGGATCGGGTCAAGCGCCACCAGCGCATCACTTGTGCATGTTCCAGCACAGAGACATTCCAAAAGCGAATCGTTGCGCGCATTGGCTATCCCTTGAGTAACTCTTGCTAGTTTCCGTTCGAAAATAGGGATCGATGCGCTACACTCCGTTTTTGTGTCATACAGATTATTGACCCATTCCTTGCCGGCTATAATGCCTTCCCGCCGGTAGTAAGTGTCCAGTACTCGGCCCAAATAAAACTCGTGGTTCGCATCCGTTTTTACAAAGTCCCAGAGCTCGCTTAAATAGACTTTGCCACCTGCCTCCTCTAGTTTTCCTTGGCCTCGAAGCGTCTCAATAAGCCACAGAAAATCGACCTCCCGTTCCGGGTGCGTCCACTCGGCGATCGCTTCGTAAATCAAACGGTGCGCAGGAATGTAAAACGCTTCAGTCCGTAACACGGCCGCACAAGCCTTGTGGACTTTGTCCGGCGCTAAAATCAAAGAACAAAGCAACCCGCGTTCCCCATCTTCGCTGCACGGCATCGGCGTCGGCTGCTCGTTTCCATTGTTCATGGCAAGCTTTCATATTTTTACTTGGCAAACTGCAGCCGAGCCGCTTCCAGGTGTGCATAGTGGGTTTCAACATCCGCTCTGATTTCTACGAGCCGGTCCGCATTAAAGAGCGGTTGCTCCAGTGACGATGTAAGGATCACCCACGCATCCGGCACGATAATGTCCCGAAGCATCAGCCGATCGACGGCTGAATTCTGAATGCCGAGCTGTTTAGCGAGGCCGGAACGCATGTAAAACTTTTCTCTCAAAGATTTTTTTTCTTTTCCGTTGACCATGGCGCAAAGTACTTTACTGTGCCGTACCATACAACAATAAACTTTATTAAAATGAGTAACCCTATTGCGGTCGCCGAGCCGCCAACCAATTCCCAAACTCAAACCGACGAGAACCCGTTTACCGCGCAAGCGGCTGAGGAGACACGGAAACCCGAGCAACCAAGCCTGCTCTCCCATATTCGAACCGGGAAACGTGTCCGGCCGATTATGACGCTGCTTTACGGCGCGCCAGGAATCGGCAAATCAACGTTTGCCAGTAAATCGCCACGACCAATCTTTATCCCGGTTGAACGCTCAATTGATCAACTGGATGTCGAATCCTTCCCGACGCCGCGCACGTTCGAAGAGTTCTGGAAACAGCTCCTTACGCTCGACACTGAGGATCATCCCTACCAGACAATCGTAATCGATACGGCCGACGCCCTCGAGGCGCTCGTGTGGGCCCGGGTATGCGCCAAAAAGAAGGTGCAATCAATCGAGGAACCTAAGTATGGCGACGGGTACACAGCGGCGCGAAGCACATGGCGCGGGTTACTAACCCAACTCTCCGACATGAGCGAACGTTTCAACGTTATTATCCTCGCGCACGCACATGTTAAATCCTTCACCGATCCGACACTAACCGCACCCTACGATGTCTGGAAAATCAAGCTGCACGATAAGTCGGCCGATGTCCTGCGCGAAATGGTAGACAACATCCTGTTCGCCTCGATGGATATCGAGCTCCAGAAAAACCGCCCTGCGGACCGTAAGGGGAAGGGCGTAATGAGCGGTGAGCGCATTATCAGGACCACGCCAGCCACAGGGTACGAGGCTAAAAACCGCTTTAATCTCCCTGACAGCATGCCACTTGAATGGCAAGCACTTGAGGACGCCGTAAGAGAGTTTTACGCCAAATAACACTAACTGCATTCACTTCTAAAAACCACCAACACCTATGTCCTATAAATACAACGAGCCAGCACCAGCACCCGTCTTTGGACCAATACCTGAAGGCACCTATGATTTCACGGTCCTCGAGGCCGGTGAACCGTACGAATCAACCAAAGGTAATGATGTGCTGCCATTGAAACTGCAAGTAGGCCCTGAGAAAGCCCACATCTATGATAATCCATCCGCAGGCACCGACAAGCACGGTGAACCATTCGACAAGATCGCGCAGTTCCTTAAGGCATGCGGACGCGCACCGGCAATTGGCCAGGAACCCGCATGGAATAAGCTCGTCGGAGCCAAGGGCCGCGCGCGCATCAAGATTGAGATCGCACAGCAAGGCAAGCTGGCCGGGAAGGAAGTCAATAAGATCGGGTATTACGTGTTTGCGACCGATATCCGGCCAACCAAGGAAGTTACGCGCCGGCCCAACGCGATGAGCGCGTCAGTATTGCCAAGCCGGCCGCACGACCCGGATCTGGACTCCCTCGAACCAGATAACATTCCGTTCTAGCCCTTCTGGGACCAGCACGCCGCAGCGTCGCCGGCGAGAGGATTGATCAACCAGCGACGCACACTTTTTATGAGCGATGTTATTGAACAACCTATTGATGAGCGGAGAAATATGCCATCGGCAAG